TATTTACCGCGCCATTATACATCCAAAAGCTGCTCCTTCCAAGCCAGACAGCCCCAAATGACACAGAAAACACAGCGTTAATTGAGACCAATTCGCATTCAGTAGAAATGCGTCTACGGCCATAGTAGTACGGAGGACCCACATATTCAAGCAAATGCGCATCAGTGTCTGTCAGTACAAGTACACCACCAGGTACACGACATGCGCCAATAATAACACCATTTGACTGAAGATCAAAACCACCCGCGGAGTTAAGTTCAGTAGGCACCCAGTCAGTGTATGTACGGCGAGAAGCCCATTTCACACGGCGAGGATTATTCTTGCCGCCCATGACCATAAGAAACTCTTCGTCAGTTACGACTACAAGAGTATTATCAACAGGAGCCTCGCCAACAGCTACAGCTTCAACCGTGGGGGTAGCAGGGTCCCAGATGATCAAACGGCCGTCTTGAGAACTTACCGCAACAAGCATCTTACCAAAGTTGTCAAACGACCATACAGCGGTTGAGTCAAGATCGGTACCGCCTGAAGGAGAAATACCGTACGGACCAACGCCATAGGGGCCTGAGCCATAGCCCGATTTACCACCTGGATTATAGCCCAAAGCAGCAGGTGTAATGATGTAAAACGTATATGTGCCATTAGAATTAATGCGCGAAGCCCACAACGCATTTGCAGAGCCATACGCTGCCCAAGGCGTCTTAAGCAAATCACGCCAAGAGTGCGTAGATCGCACAGCTTCTTCAACAATACCGCTAATGTCAGGCAAATTGTACTTAGTAACCCAACCACCAATCGGGGTCAGGGTGCGATTTACCCAGCGAACAAGATTGCCATTCCACCAACTCTTACCAGCTGCATACTGGGAACTAGTCCTGTTAAGGCCAGGGGGCAGGTCGAACAGCTCTAGATTTTCTCCGCTCATCCCACTTCCTCATCATCAGAAACACGCTTTTTAACAGCAGCTTCTCCAGCCCTCTGTCCGCCAGCAAATGCCAACGCCGCAGCCAGAGCACCAGCCAAGACTTCCATAAGTTTGTCAGAAGCCTTGCACTCAGCCTTACCATCGATAATAGCTTGTACCCACCACAGACAAGCAAACTCAGCAGACAAAGCAGCAACAACGTGGGCGCCAATGACAAACGCCACTAGCCAAAAACCCCACTTTGCCACATTGAAATGCTGCTCACTCATTAGATGAGGCTCCGAATGTAATCACCACAAGTGCGAGCAGACTTCAACTCTGGCTTCCCAGGAATGCCAAAAGCAATATCGATCTTGCCATTCTGCCGAATACCAAGCGTATCCTGCACCTCAGCATGCGTAAGAACAGTCGACCGCGTCACAGGAATATTATACTGCTTTACCAGCTTGCGTACTTCTGCAATCATGGCATCAAATTGTACTTTTGTGATCGGATACTTTCCAAGCTTCCCCGGCCCCTGGGCGTCGAGCATAGCAGCCATTGCCACGCCAATAGCACCGGCATTAGCGCCTTTGGTATGAGCTGCATAGACGCCATCAGCTGTCGAGAGATTGTCTTCAATTGAATGATCACCTTTATGCACTACACCCTTACCATCGACAATACGATGGTAATGTTCCTTGTCAACAGCCGAACACGTGTATGTGCCAGCCGACCAATGAATGATGATGCGCTTCATGCTCATGAGTTATACAGCCCAAATGTTGAAGGTTTGTAGGGCAATTCAAAATTATTAGGAGCGCCTCGATTGCCACCGCAATGACCTAACCGAAATTCTCCTGGCTTGACGGGTTCACATTGCTTTTCTACTTCATGCGCTTTAGCAATTCCGCCAGCAGTAATGATGGCTAATCCTGTTACTGCGCCAAGTAGTGGATTAGAAAGCTTCTTTTTCATCTTAAATGTCTTTCTTAAAAGAAGTGCTTTTATATACGGCAGCACCGCCGAGAAGGGATAAAAAGACAGCAAGGTACTTTGCAACCGCATCAGAAAAATCTTCTTCAACATTGTTGCATTCAGTGTTAGTGGCTAAAACCTGATACGTAGGATCCTTTTCAGCTCTATCAAACATAATCGCAGCAAGTTGATCACACTCTTTAACACCAACCCACAGCATACCCAAATGCGCAATCATCAACACTGCAATCAGTGCGAGGATTGTGGCAACAAACCATGTTGGGCGATCCAGCACAGTTATACAGTCTCCTGTACAAGCTTAAGACCAAGACGCGCCATAGCAGCAAAAGGCGGCTCCTCCGAAATGTCTGCCTGAGACAATGCCGCAGCCAATGCATCAGAAATATAACCTGACGAAATATAGGCCGTGGCCGGGGCTAAGCCGGAAGGAGAGAGTTCGGTTGTAAACATACCCGCTCCTCCTTCAAACTTGGCAGCTTCATCACGAGCCATCTGAACGTGCTGGGCAGCAATAATAACAGTCCTAAACACGTCCATCAGTACGCTCCAGTTTTGCCATTTACCCAGGTTTCAGTATCTGTAATCTGCTTAGCAGTAATGGCCGTTCCACGAACAATAAGGCTATAAAGCCAACCATTCAAAGGAAGTGAGGCACCAGCACGCCTACCAACGTACAGAGGCTGGTTAGCACAATTACCAGTTCCCTGATCCGCAGTTCCCTGGGCCACCTGAGCACCATTAACACGAAGAGTACAGGTATCACCAGCAATATCGCCAATACCAGAAATCACAGAAGTAATCGGCTCAGCAAAACCTGACGCCAAAGCAGCACCCGTATCAGCACTACCACGCGACAAGAATTGGTAGCTGCCCGCAGAACCACCAGGGGCAAACATTGTGAAAGCCCCAGGTGTAGATGCACGAGTAGCACTCAGCTCTGCCACGCACTGGTTAATTGTGGCAGTGGCCTTATGAACGCCAGCAAACACGCTAATCTTATCGCTTGCTGAAAAATCAATCTTAGCAGCCATAAGACCATCGTCAACGCCATCAAACTCAAGATAATAACGGTTGCCAGCATCTTGACGCAGAATAGGGCGTGAGGCTGCTGTTCCTTGAAAAGCCTGATACCCAGGCATAGGCTCAACAGTAACTGCTGAAATTGTATTGTCTACATCAGCACCATCAGCAGTGAATGTAAGAGCACCATCCACAAGAGCATGAACATACCGTGTGGTTGATGTTACCTGAGACGTAAAACCAGCAGAAACCATATTAGACCAGTGGCCAGCCACATTAAAGCTCATGCCAACAGTACCAGAGCCACGAACATCCGAGATAGTTACAACAACACGATATGACTTGCCAGCCTGTACTTGACAAAGCGTCGGGCTAGGTGTGTTTGTAACACCATCATTAGACACATCAAAAGGAACAGTTGCCGTATTGATATTTGCCCCGAACGCTGTGCCCTGGCTTTTATCACGGATCATTCCCACAGGCGAACCAACAGCAGGAGCCTGAGTAAAACCTGCCTGTTGCGACATCATTGCAAGGTCGCTAGGGTCATACCAAACACCCGTTTCTCCAGCTGCAAACAAGCTACTGGGATCATAAGGAACAGCTGGTGCAGCTGGTCCCACTAACCTAGAACGAAGGCTAAGGCTGAGATCTGTCATGCCAAGCATTTACTTAGCCTCCAAAGCTTCAATGCGACGAATGGCTTCCTGAAGAGCCGCCGTAAGCAAAGGAACAAGCTTGCTCTGATCGATAGCCTGAAGATCGGGAACAGTAGTGCCAACCCGAAGCTCAGGAGTAGCTTCATCCTCAGTAATAACCCGCACGGCATCCTTTTGACCAGTTACAGACTCAGGTACAACTTCCTGAGCCTCATGGGCAATAAAACCATCAACGGTCCGAGAAGGCTCGTGAATGAAATTAAAGCGAGAGGGCCTCAGTGCCATAAGCCTAGTAGTGGCATCATGGATAGGCGTTACATTTTCCTTAATACGGTAGTCCGAAGTGGTATTAAAAGCAGTGGCAGTGGTGGTTACGGAGATAGAGCCTACACCAGTCTGCGCCCTTTGGAAAATAAGAACAGCGCCATCCGTGTTTGTCTTGTTGATTGAGCTTGAGTTGGTGCCGACGAGGTCGGAGCGGGTGATGCCCGTCTTCGCCACCCAGAAGCCTTCCGTGCCGGCCGCGCTAGTAGTGCGACCCACCATAAAGGTGCCGTAAGAAGCAAAACGGCCAGCCTCAACATGATTGATACCAAAGATTAGTGCCCGAACTGCTGAATTATGCGACAACCAAAGACCGTCTGTATCGAGCGACAGTCCGCCTGCATAGCTAGCGCCACGAATGACAAAGTGACCGACGTTGCTGGCAGGAGTCTGGTCGGCCTGCGGGTAGATCGCGACGTTGCCGGTCTTGCGCTCGATGATCAGCGCAGAGTTGATGGCCACGCCATCGTCGCCGCAGCGGTTGATCTGGAAGTCCGAACCGGCGTTGGCACCAGCCTCGGCACCCGCGCTCTTGAAGATCGCCCAGCGGTTCAGCGCGCCGGTGCGGAGCGCGAGCGCGGCCGTTTCGCCAGCGTCAGAGCCAATGTTGATGGACGCTACGCCACCAGCCACCTGGACCGTCTGACTGACCGTGAAGGTGTTTCCGCGGTTCTCCTTGGGGACGGTCCCGCCCTCCACCGCGATCACGCCAGCAGCCGAGCGAGTGATCGCGGTGTCGGCGTTGCCAATATTCAGGCTAGTAGCTTGTAGCGTCGGAATAGTCATCAAACCAGAAGCTCGGTCTACACTAAAGACCGTACCAATGTTTGCACCAGCATCGCTGTACCGATAAAGGACAAGATCAGAACCTACGTTTGCACCACTTTCAGCTGTAGAGTCAACATTAAGCTGAAACCTAGCAAGTGTGCCTGTCTGAAACTGAATACCTCTAGCCTGACCCGCATCAGCTCGCAAAGTGAGCATTGCAGAATTGGCGCCAGTGACTTGAATAACCTGGCTTGCAGTAAAGACGTTTGACTTACTCTTTACAGCAACGCCAGCATCAACCTTATCCCAGTTGTCGTTGGTCTTGTCGCCCCACGAGTCATCAGAAGCACCAATAGCAGGCTTAATAAGCGCAAGATTAGGAGTTGTAGTGTCAGCCATTGTAATCTCCGATGCTCGGATTAATTCTTAAAAAGATTGGTAGAGGTCCTACCACCATACACGCTGAATTCGCGCAAAAGGGGAGATGAACCCATACGTGCCTTTTTGGCGACAAGATTAATGGTCTCGACCTGGCCACCGTAGAGCGTACGCCAGACATCAAGACGCTCATCTTCAGCAATATAGGGCTCTGCTGCAATGAGTGCCGCATACAAAAATGCAGACTGATGATTCAAAGTGTAAACATTGCTATTCACAGTTGGGCTAAGATATTCAATCTTGCGAGAATAGCGAATCTGGATGACCGTATCCTTAACAGGAAGCGGCCAAATATACAACTGGCTTGCCTGAACAGCATAAGCCACAGGCGCTGCAACAGGTGTCGTGTTTGTGGCAATAAGGTCAATCATTTCATTGATTGCCTTAGCCTCCATAGCAGGACCGCCCTCGGCATTAACAAGAATCATCCTGTTGTAATCGTCAATGCCAAGAGCTGTAATGTCCATAGGCCAAACTTCGGTGCCAGTGCACACATACCCAACTGGCGGAGCTTCAGCAGCAAGACTCTCAATATCAACATTGAGGCTGTCTACTGCCATATCAAGAAATGTAGCAAGTGCTGCGTCAGGAACAGCAACTTCATCGTCAATGTCAAGCCATTCACGAATTAGATCTTGCCAGCCAGCTGTGGTAGTGGGCCAAGCCATTGTAGCCTCCTTAGAACAGTGCTACAATGCTAGTCGCAGTTGTCAGCGCTGCATTAACCCGCGTAGTCTGGATAGGCAAAATCTGCCCTGCAGGAACGCCAACAAATGTAACCACTGTGGAGGAGTTAGGCAGAACAACAGAAACATTGCCTGCAACACCCACATAGAGGCCACGAGTAATATAGGGCAGGTTTACAGAATCGCTAGGCGTAACAGCCGCGTAGTTTGCAGAGGCCTGGACGCCAGAATTACCAGGACGAATTGCATGATCAACCATTTGAGTTCACTCCTTTAAGGTGCTCAGTAATGCTTCAGAGTTAGTTTAGGCATCGCTTCAAGACGACGCAGAGCTTCTTTTTCATTCCCTGGCGCAAGTGCGTTAAAACCTTCTGCAAACCACTGATCAAGAATAACCAGTGGAATAGAACCAACTTTTTTCCAGGTACGCGACTTATTCCAACCACCAGGATTAAGATGGGCTTCAAGTCGCAAATCGTCCATCACAGGCTCTACGTCTTCCGTACGCTTATGATGAATGTTACCCGTGTCATAGTCGTATGCAAAAGTTTCATCGACAACTTTGCGCCAGGGATCGGACATTAGAGTGGCCTCGCACGCTGCGGCTTAGAGACCTTGTCATTGCCGGCACGATTTGCAGCGGGGGCACGCACAACTCGCGGAGCTTTGGTATCAGAGGCTGCCAGCTTAACAGCCACATTGGTGGTGTTACGCGAAGGAGTGGCAACCTTGTTCATGCCCTTTGCATGGCCAGAAGTGCCCTGCACATTGCGAGCCTTACCAGGCGTTCCCGACATCTTGGGCCCACCAAACGGATACATTCCCTTCTTGGCCATATCAGCCTCCTTACGACTTAGCTGCAGTAACAGGGGCCGGGGCAGGCTTCTTGACCGGTTCCGGGGCAGGCTCTTCTTCAACAGCCTCAAGAACGCTCATGCCAATGAGGTATTCACACAGATCTTCGTCGGGAAGGTCAAATTCCCTACCGACCGTATGGATTTCGCTGGTGTACGGATCCAGGAAGTCCTTAATCGCTCGCATCTTCATTTCAATTCTCCTAAGAAGAAGAGGGGACTTATTGACATTGCCCCTCAGTTGGCTGCGACCGCCTTGCAAGAGCCGCAACAGGGAGGACGGATTAGCCCTGCGTATCAGCGATGACCGCGTGAGCCGCTTCGTTACCAACCCACAGGGTGTACTGCGAGCTGATCAAGGTATTATCCGTGAGACCGGTGCGGGCCAGCGGCTGCTGACGAGTCGGCCACAGATTGCAAACCGCCACATACTCGGGATCCAGAACGTGGACGTCAGAGCCGGCCTGGAAGCGATCGGGGACAATCTGCACTTCACCAAAGTCAGACTTGTACACGTCAACAGCGCTGATCAGCTTCTGGCTGTCAGTGCTATTGTAGCGCGTGCCGTAAGCGTTGAAAGTCTTCGAAATCAGACGCTTATTGGTCGGGCTGCAGAGCACGTAGCGCGGACGACCACCAGCATTCCAAGCAGCCTGGATGGCGTTGTTCAGCATGTCTTCAGTCAGCGCACGAGCCGTACCAGGACCAGCAGCCGCATTCGGATAGCCATCAGTGGTGCCCGACAGAGTCGGAGCAGTACCAGTGGCGCCGCGCTGAGCGTTGGTCAGGTAGAACGCCGGCATGCCTGCAGCGGTACGAATCGAACCACCGTTGACAGTACCAGCAGAGGCCGCAACGTTCTGAAGGAGAAGCGTTTCCTTATCGCGCTTCAGCTCAAGCAGTTTGTAGGTGATCTGCTTCGACTTCGTGAGAATGCCGGCAGCCGAATCAACAGCCTGGGTCGTATCCGAAAGCTTCAGGGTCTTGGTCGAGATCTGGCAGTAGTTGCCACGACGCGAAGCATAATCAGGAGTATCCGCAGTGGGAGCATCCTGACCTTCAGCCACACGGTTGGTGGTGTTAACAGCGGCCAGCGTGAGCAACGGCCATTCGTGATAGGTGCTCGTCGCCTTGCCACCGTTCGTAGCAATCATGCTGGTGAACGGAGTCTCGGTCGGCGTGATGCGGTTCTCGGCCTCTTGAAGGTCTTCGCGGATGATCTTAGAGTTATAAGTCTGTCCAGCAGAAGCAGCAACAGTCATGGGAATTC